GATACTAAAAGAGATCTTAGAACGCTTCTAAGTTATACCTCTAAAAATATTGCAAGCCCTATAAGTGATATCTCAGATTCATATTTTATCGCAAAGTATCTATACAAAGATTTGTCGGAGACGCCTAAATGAGTAGTAAGTCTGGCAGTAAGCGCTTAAAGAAAAGTGACGAGCTTGTTCCGAAGAAATTGACAAACGGAGACGTGGACCGTACTCTTAAAAAGACGAGTTTTGGCGGTGTTCTTATTCATCACAAGAACGAAGGTCAGCGGCTTGCATTAGAGTGCATAGATAAGCATGAAATTAGTTTTATTCATGGTTGTGCTGGTACAGGCAAGTCATTTCTTGCTATTGCCAGGGGTCTACATGGTCTAACTACCGGAAAGTATAAACGCCTTATTATTACACGCCCGTATGTAGAAGCGGGCGAACATCTTGGATTCTTGCCTGGTGGTTATAATAATAAGATCGCGCCGTTTATGTATCCGGTAATGGAAATAGCCAGTGAACTTATTGGGTATTCTTCAACAACCGAACTTATTGATGCTGGTATCATATCTGCTATGCCTCTTGCTTATATGCGCGGTATTACATGGAACGATTCTTTTGTAGTCTGCGATGAAGCACAAAATATACGCCCGTCACAGATGAGAATGCTTCTTACAAGAGTTGGTAATTATTCGAAGCTAGTCATAACAGGCGATACAAATCAAACAGACTTGCTTTCTAGTAATGGTCTTGTAGATGCTTTAAATCGTCTTACATCGATCAAAGAAATTGGATTCCATGAAATGAAAGTCGAAGACTGCGTTAGAAGTGGTATTGTTGCTAAAATTGAAGCCTGCTACAGAGAAAATCTCTAAATCACAATAAAGAAACAGCCGTGGATTTATGGTCCACGGCTGTTTTCATTTTAGATATTGAATCGTTTCTTAATGATTTCTATGCTTTGGGGGTTTCTGTCTACAAGATTAACATTTCTGTTATTCCGTAAGCATGCCTCGCCGAACGAGCCAGAGCCAGCAAAGAAATCTAAACATAGATCACCGGGATTAGAGTGAACAACAACAATTGGTTCTAATATTGCCAATGGCTTTTGGTTAGGATACGAAACTCTTTCTGGGTCTGATGTGCTTAAATTATATGTCCATACATCAGTCATTCGCTTAAGATTTGAATAGCCTTCTTTTTGTGCCTTGCGGTCTACCATCGGCACGCACATTTCATTAAACGTGTACGTGCTAGATTTAGTATACCATAAAATATTAGTATGCTTACGCGGCCATGTTCGTTTTGGACTATTGCCAATTTCACTATGCCAAATAATTTCATTTCGAAAATTATCTTCACCGTATATTGAGTCTATTATTACTTTTGTCTTATGAACTTCTCGCCAGTCTAAATGGCAGAAAAAGCTGCCGGTATCTTTCAATACCCGGCAGCTTTGTTGCAATATAGGTGTTATGAATGATTGGTAATCTTCGTATTTGTCAATATACGAATTACCACCAACTTCTTGTCGTTTACCAGTGTTGTATGGCGGATCTACATAGATCAAGTCATACTTATTATCTGGTTCTGATGTTAGAAACTTTAGGCAATCTTCATGATAAACATTCAAATCAGCGGTGTACATCATCTTCTAAATCTTCCCATCTGCCACCATGGCTAATGGGATTATTTATTGCATTGTATGTAGTACCGTCTCTGAGATCAGTATAAAATGGGTCATTTTCAAATTTAATTTCTTGCTGACCGACCATGTTTACTTCTGAATTTGAAAAGTTATCTGGATCAAATTCAATTGCAGAATTTGACTCTGGCGACAAGTTCTTGATATAGTTGCCAAACAAGCTATCAATTTCCAAATTAAAATTTGTTTGGTCGTTCGTGCCTGCTTCTGAATTTCTCTTCGGGTCCAAATTCGTCATAGATTTCTTCTCCATTCAATAAATCGTGCGTATTAACGTAATTTTTAACTATTTGTTTAAATGGCTTACGCTTGAATTTAGTAGGATCTCTTAGACGCTTAGAATTGTCGTAATTATGCCAATCGGTTCTGTTAATCATATATCACTTTAGCAAGTTTGGAAATGCTTCCTCCACAATTGTTTTGTTTAACTTAATATCAGACTTCTTGTTAGAAATTATCTTTTCTAACAATCTCGCGTCTAAACTATGCAATGCCTCTAGCATTTGCGTTAGGATGACATTTTTTCGCCCTGGCTCGACAGCAGCCTGTTTTTCAAAGATGTACAGTCGCTTAGCCTCATGATATAGGTTGTTCATACTAAACCCAACAGGCGAATCATCTCGCGTATATGGCGGCACCACATTGGTGAAATATTCGATATCTGGACGATACATAAACTTTAATACTATTCTTAACGACGGCGAATCGTTATTCTTTAGAATAGTTACCTTTTCTTGCTTGGTTTTCGCTTCGCTGCATTCTTGTATAATTTCAGAAATCAACTTAATCGACATGTTATCTCCACATTTTAAAAATCTGTTACATTCTCTATCATCAAATTCATACCATTAGCTGCAAAGTATTTATGTATGTTTGCTCTATTTTTGAGATTTTCTTTATTTAGTTCCAACTTAACAGTATCGTCTATTTCTTTGGGAATATTTATAAAGTTGATAAGTTGGTCGTTTCTGTTATAGTTAGTAATTAGTTCGTCAGTAAGCCCAGATTGCCAATTAGGATTAGTACATTTCTGGTGCCACATTTCTTCAATATGCTTTTCTGTGATCGATCTTTGCCGCTTCTTTGCTACAAATGTATCATCTGTGCTTAGATAGTTTGGCACACCATCACCCTTATCACCTCTTAAGATATGCTCAAACAGATATTTATCTGGGTGTTCGCATTTTATGACTGACTTGTGGTATACACTATACTGCTTAGTATTAGGATACACATGCAATTGATAGAAATCCTTGTCGTTACTTACTATAAGATTATTTTCACAACTCTTATATTTACAAGCACATGCTATAATGTCATCTGCTTCTGCACCGTCAATTGATATTACTCTATAAGGAAAATTCTCATCAATTTCGTTCTTAAACTTATTAAGAAATTCAAACAATTGATTCCAATCTATATCAGAATCTTCTCTGCTTTTCTTTCTGTTTGCTTTGTAATATTGGTAAACTTTCTTGCGCCATGACGGCTTTCTAGCATCATAACATAATACTAATTCACCATATTCTGAGCCGTACTTTTTCTTTATATTTCTAACTTGATTAAGAAATATATGCCTGATCAAATTTTCGTTATATTCTGGCATGCCTTTGCATTCAGCCATCAAACTAACAATGGCTAAATGGTTGGCATCAATGAGTATCATCGTTTGACTCCGTATATAATACTAATACTTTGTCATTGCTATTATCGACAAACCCAATTGATGCATCAGCCAAATCGACGATTTCGTCGTCGACCATGACTACAATATCAGCATATCTATTAAGGTCTGTTTTTTCTAACTTTGTTAGAATTTCGATTAAATCAATTAGTTTCATATTAGTATACTCCGACTATTAAGACATCTTCTGACATTCTGCAAGAAATGGGCATCTTTTTGGTCTTTAGCCCATCTAGTACAGATTTTACTATTCTGATTCCCTTATTTTGTATTTCTCCCATGACTTTCTTAGGGTCTCTGACTTTCTTGGTATACGACTTTGTATCGTCGTATCCCATTATTATGTTACCTTTAACTGTAAATCCTACTGCATTACCAGCTTCTAGATATGATATCTTAGAATATTTAGTATTAAAAAGCACAAGTTTTGTACTTCCTATTATTTTAGATGGTAAAATACTAGTAACCTTTAATGTAGTATCCTCTTTCTTATATTTCAATTTCTTAACTTGATCAACAGGCGATCGCTTTCTTGGCTTATGTATAACAATCTTCTTAACGGCAGATATTTCAGATGCGATCTTAATAATTAAATCCATGAATGTTTCGTAGCTTTTTACAGCTTGTTCTTCATAGGTATGATAGTCTTGTGGATCAAAGATCTTCTTTTTATCTGACCACACTTCACCTATAGTCAATGCCTGAGAAGGTTTGATGCTTCTAGACTTAAATATATCTTTTATAGTTTCTGGCTTAAAGGCTTTGTTGTTTGTTAGAACATAATCAGAAAACTTCTCTATTTCTAGGTTAGCATCTAGAGCCTTTTGAAGCGATCTATCTCTTACAGATATTTCTTTTGGCGGTTTCTGTTCTGTTGTTTCAGTTGCGGACTCTTTATCGTCGGATTTCTTTGATATCCGATCCGATTTATCGCACAAATAAGATATGCCAGTTTTAAGATCTGCAACTAGCTTTTCTGGTAATTTTCCACCCAGATTTAGGATTCTGGCGTAAACACCAGGATTAAACCCCACATCTCCTGGTATATCACCATATTTAATGCTTGTATCGTCTAATTTTGATATCTTTGATGCAGATTCTTTGCAGTTAGCTTTGCAATATTCCATCAACCACTTTTTATGGTCTTTCTCGTCGCTCATGTAATTATACCATTGAATGGCTAGAGCGAAAGTCTTTGATATCTTTTCTTGATCCCAAGAGTCGCAGCCTTCCCATGAAGGCTCGTCGCCATAAACAGTAACTTCTGTTGCTCTATTATTCGCTGTTCTACTCATATGAACGTATTATAGACAGTTGGACTACGACAGTCAAAAATCGTTGTTTCTTGACTTCTGCTTACCGTCATGATACAATACGTCTATGAAAAACAGAAACACATCGTCAAACAGCAATTTCGTAACAATTCGTAGCGTACAGACGCCAAGAGATCATGGTGAGATCATCAGAGTGGAAAATGATTATATCCACGGTGATCAATTTCTTGTTAAGACCTATTCTAGAGAATGGGGTGTTGAGTTCTTTTGGATGAGAAAGGAAGAGTTGGCATTTAATGAGTAATCCGTTGAATTTTAAACCTGGGCTTTGCTGCATATCTTTAGAGTTGCAAAAGCGAGGTCTGAAATTTAGGACGATGACGGCGAAGTCATTTCTTAGCAAAACAAATTCATTTTCTAAATTGCATGAAATATATCAAAATAATGCAATGGTATTAGATGAAATAGTCAAATATTGTGCAATAAACAACTGGAACTATAGAGTTGGTAATATATTTCCATTGCACGATTATAACTTTGTTGGATTCCCGATTTGGGCACATATTTTGCAGTCAAACTCTCCGTCAATTGCAAGTTTATATTCTATTAGATTGGAGGAATTTTATAAATCCTATCTAAAATCATATGAGAATTCACCTGTTAGGTTCAGTACACATCCAGACCAGTATGTTGTTCTTGCATCTGCCAGCCCGATAGTTTCTTCAAAGTCAACAACAATTATACACGATAATGATCTCTTACTTAATGTTCTTAAACAAGATGCATACGAAAGTGATAGGCATCCCATAAATGTTCATATGGGAACATATAAAGGCGACATCGATGAAATTAAAACTAGGTTTTCTGATGCCTACACGAAGGGTAATATCGACCTGTTAACAGGGCGATTAGTTCTAGAAAATGAAGATAAGGGATACTGGAACGTAGAAAATCTATACAACTTTGCATATAAGAAACATGGTATACCAATAACATTTGATTATCTACATCATAAATGCAACCCAGGTTCTTTAACAGAAGAACAGGCATTTAATTTGTGTTATACTACATGGAAAACTAAACCGTTATTTCATTATAGTGAAAGTATACCCGGCCATAAAAATCCTAGAAAGCACGCAGATTATCCAACTACTAGACCCAATACCTATGGTCTAGACGTTGATATAGATTATGAATTCAAGATGAAAGATTTGGCCATAATGAGTGCATAAATATACTACAGGAGTATATTATGCCATTATATCAATATAAGTGTTCTAGTTGCAACCACACCTTTGACTTGTTTGAAAAAGTAGAATCTAGACATAAACCAACCAAAGATCCTTGCCCGAGTTGCAAGAAGTTGACTGTCGAGAAGTTGATGTCTATGATGACAGTAGTAGATCCGATTACTGTCGGAAATCTAAGAACAAGCAACGGTTTTAATGATGTTATGAAAGAAATTAAAAAGCGGAATCCTAGACACAATATATCAGATAAGTTTTTAAGATGATAGATTATACATGCGAAAGAATAAGTACTCCTTTAGGTAGATTTTATAGGTCTCCAACTACTAAATTATGGTATCCATCAGTTACTACAGTAGTTAATGATAAAGATAAAGAATTCTTTGAAAAATGGCGTAAAGATCCCGCGAATAAGAAATCATCAGAAGAATCATGTGAATACGGTACTAGATTACATACTAATATGGAAAATTTTATTAGTGGCAAAGAAATAGTACATAAAGACGAAATAGATTTAGATCATCTTGACAACATAAAACATGTAAAAGATAATATAACAGATATAATTGTTCAAGAAAAAGTCTTATATAGCGACGAACTTAGAATAGCTGGCCAAGTAGATTTAATCGCCAAATACGATGGTGTTAATTCCATCATCGATTACAAAACATCTCGCAAACGTAAGAAGCGAGAATGGATTCATAATTATTTTGACCAAGCATTTTGTTATAGTTTCATGGGCGAAGAACTTTTAAATGTAAGAACGCCACAATTAGTTGTTATTATTTCAGTAAAGGAATCTGGATCAGATATCTTTATTGAGAAAACTAGAGATTGTGCAAGGCATTTTCTTGAAACTTCTAGAAACTACTGGAAAAATAGAGACTTCATTAAAATACAAGATGTATGCGAAGAATGTTATCATAGAGAGAAACAAATATGAAAAATTTCATGAAATATACGAATGAAAAAGATTTTACAAAAGACATCGAAAATATTGTAAAACTAAAGAAATGTAGATATATAGATGCCATTTTGGAAGTTTGCAATTCTAATGACATAGATCCTTCTTCTATAACTTGTTTTATTAGTAAACCGATATCAGAAATGATTTATATGGAAGCGGTTACAGACAATATCGGTGGCATTAAAAGTTTGAAGATGAAGCAGAGAAACAAAAAGAAGAACAAATAAAATATGGATACTTTTCGTGCTAATATTGTGAAAACTTCTGGATTTGACGTTTATAAAGAATATATTGGCTTAAAGTTGCACTTCAAGTCTTCTAATTATGATTATTCTACCTATGGTAAGGTAAATGCAAAGATAGAGTCTTATAATAAGCGCAATGATAAGTATTGGTTTGAAAGATTGGCTAGTAAGTATAAGCCGTCAGAAATAAAGAATTTCTTTATAGCCAATTTCTTAGCCGACGAAACTCTTTGGTCTAAAGATCTTGTTAACGAAGAATGCGAAATAATGTATTCTGAGTGGATTAAACGAACAGAAGGTATACGCCATACATTTTATGTAGATTGTTGCAATATAAGAAACTATCTAGAAAAGCATAATAAGACTTTCAACGATTTGTTTATTGCAAATGATAGTGGTAATGTACCTTTAATATGTAAGTTACTATTGCAAGAATATATTACACCAGAGACTTATTGTATATTTGATATATTATTGAATTTTGTTTCGATGCTCGACAAGGTTTATAGTGAAAACATAGTATGGTCATCTAAAATGATCAAATACAATCGATATAAATACCTGATGTCACACTCGAAACAAGATATTGACTATTTTCGTAAAACATCATCAGAAATATTGAGTTGAAAGGAGATTAATAATATGATGTGACAATATATTAACACCCAGTAACAACCAGTTAAATTTTATAAAAAGAACAACCAGTTAAAAAGGAATTATATGAGTTTTGAAAATCTAAAGAATCGGTCGAAGAACAATATTGAAGTTATGTCGAAGAAAGTTCTGGAAGCAAGTGGTGCCGGTGGTGCTGCGTCGTTCAAAGACGAACGATTCTGGAATGTAACCAAGGGTAAGGACGGTAATGGATCTGCATTGGTCAGATTCTTGCCTGCGCCAGACGGCGAAGATCTGTGCTGGGCGAAGTATTACACAAACCGATTTGATAATAAGCAAACCGGCAAGTTCTACAATACAGTTAGCCCAACTACGTTTGGTAAGCCATGCCCTGTTTCTGAATTAAACAAGAAACTGTGGTCGTCTGGAGAAAAGGCTAAGCAAGAGTTCGTTAGTAGATATACTAAGCGCAACGAAACTTATGTTCTTAATATCTACGTTATCAAGGATCCTGGTAATCCCGAAAATGAGGGGAAGTGCTTCTTGTTTCGTTGCGGGAAGAAAATCTTCGAGAAGGTTGCAGAAGCCTTCAAGAAAGATGAACTGACTGAACGTGAACCATTCGATCCGTTTGATATGTGGAATGGTCGAAACTTCCTAATCAACCTTAAGCAAGTTGGCGGATTTAATAACTATGACGATTCTAAATTCGTTGAATCGTCTTCACCACTTCTAAAGGGTGATGATGCTCTACTTAAAAAGGTATGGAAGTCAGAGTATCCGCTTGCCGAATTCACAGATGAAAGCAAGGTACTTCGCCCATACGATGAGCTTAAGGCTCGTTTGCAAGAAGTGCTAGAAGGTATGGAGCCATATGAGAAGGCTATGGGAATGGGCTCTGTTTCCAGCAATAGCGGAACTCACGTTTCTACTCAAAAGCCAAAGGTAACTTCTAATCGCCCACAGCCAAAGGCCGAACAAGAAGATAGCCCATTCGAAGCTGACAGTGGCGACAGCGATAATGTGATTGATTTCTATAAGAAATTGTCGCAAGAATAATTTAATAAACAATTGAATACAACGAAAACCGAGACCCACAAAGTCTCGGTTTTCTTTTAGGCCATTTGCCATCCGAATCTGGTATACGATTGTCTTGCATCAAACATAGCCTGTGGTGCCAACAATGTAGGTGAAGAATTGTTTGTATTAACACTATTGCTTACGTTGTTAACATTTATCGGTGTAGTTGACGGCTCTTGTTTAGTATTATCATCAATCTTTTTAGAAGTGTCTTCGAATATGCTATCAAATACAGAACTGTACTTGTGGTTGTCATTTAATAGAGATTCTGATGAATGCGGATCTTTAAGTGGCGCATATTTGGTTCGAGTATCTTCTATTCTAGGATCCTTTATTTCTGGTGTATAATAACTTCTTAAACCATGCGGCATGCCTATATTACCAAGGCGAGATTTAAGATCCTCTATTGCTCGATTTGTTGATATTCTTTCTTCTTTTTTATCATCAAATGGATTATCTTTATCACTACTAGAATTTCTAATTTTGACGCCTTCTTTATAGGCTTCAATTGCTAATCGATTGCTTGGTTTTGATGGATCTGGTTTTCCGTAGACACCAGCTAGATATGATTCTCTAGCTTCATCTTCCCATGAAACTTCTACGTCTGCTTTTCCATAAGCTGCCCCGAGTTTATTTAATGCCGGTGTAACACCTGGAACTTTATCTAACAACTCATTTTTTTCTACCACACCAGCAAGCGCAACACCAAGACCAGCACCGGCAATTATTGCGCCAATTGAAGAGGCTATCGTTGCCAGAACACCACCGCCTGCGGCGATTGCAGTGCCTTCGCCGGCGATGCTCAGTAATCTAGATAGTCCAAGCTTTGATAATATACTACTTATAAAAGAATCAGAATCTTCTGATTCGACCAATTTTGTTCCGCCATTTTTATCTGTTTTAACATCTTCACCATCACTATTTACTATTCTTACTTTAAATATCGTATTCTTTAACTTTTCAAACAAATCTTCTGTTTGTTCAGATTTATCTTGCTTAATTTCTACTTTTTCGGCATTACTTACTTCTTGTTGGCCTTTATTACGCTTTTTAAATATGCCTCTACCTTTAGAAGTGCCAGTTATTGATCTAGCCAAAGCCGGCAAAGCAGTTATACCAGGTGCAACCATGTTTGCTAATATTCTAGATTTGGTTCCAGCAGACCATGGGCTAGTATATCTATCATAGATAGTTTTAGCTTCAATGCCTAATTGACTTGGTAGTTCATCTGCATCTTTTTTGTCTTTTTTAGTAGAATCTTTTGGAGTTTTTATCTTGGCTTTATTTCCCGTACCTTTAACATTCTTCAATGCTGCATTGCCACTGCGCTTCACAAGACCGAGTTTAGTTCCAACTTTATCCCAAATCATTTCCATTATACCAGGCTGTTGCGGCGGCTCTATGTCAGTAAGTATTTTAACATTCTTGTTAATGACCTTTGTTCGCTCATTTATACCTTCTATTCGTTTGCGAACTTTAGCAACACCTCTAGAAATATTACCAATATTTCGTAAATTCTTTAATCTATCAAATAGTTTACCATTTTCAGATCTAACATCTTTTGCGATATCAGATACTTTACCTATTTTTTCTTCTAGGTTTCTTTCTGATTGATTGATTCTTGTAGTTGCATGGCGAATAGAAGCACCCAAATTAAGTAAACGCTCGTGTATTGGCCCCAATATTTGTGTACGAACAACACCACTATTTCTTGCACTCTTAGAAGCGTTTGTAGAAATATTAGCAAGTTGCTTCTTTATTGGATTAAGAGAGTTTCTTCTTTTTGATCTTGTCTTTTCTGATTCTGGCTTTATATCTTCTATGGGTGCATTAATAGTCTTATCTGGCTTAACTGCGTCTGGCTCCTGCGCAGTAGAAGGTGGTGAGTCCTTTTTTGTTTCAGCTAAGATTTCTGCGCGCTTTTGTTTTGAGGGTTTTGTTGGCTGCTCGACTGGTTGTTCTGGTGATTGTGGTGGCGTCGATGGATTAATAGCAGATTCGCCGTCAGATGTGGGTTTAGTATTGAACTTCTCATCTACTTTATTATTAAACCTAGCCGCAGCACGAGCATTTTTAACTTCTTGCTTCCATACCCACATCGCCAATTCATAGTCTTGATCGGAATCGTAATATTTCCGATCTGGTTTAGGATTGCGTGGTTGTTCGTCTGGTGTCATGTGGCTTCTCTTTGTCTACGTTTTTCTGCTAATTCTTCCAGATGCTGATTCAATAACGAAACGTATACTTCGCGTTCCCATGGTATCATATTTTCAAGTTCTTCTAAACCAAATTTATGATGCTGCGATAATTGAAAGTTTAACTTGTAATAAATCATTAAACTTTCATGTATGCAGCTTAGTATAAAAAATCTTGTATCCCCGATATTTCAATTTTCTTTGTTTGCCCGCACTTGCATTTCATTTCTGTTTCTAGATATATTCTTGGCATGTTAATAAAGAAATCTGATATTTTCTGATAGGCGGTATCACTTAATACCTCTATAAAAGAAGAAACAAATTCTTCGTATGTGAAGTCTTTCTTTGTGAATATTTGCTTACCTTCATATACATAATCAACACAGTTGTAAATTGCTCTATAGTCGTCGTCTGGGCTACCGTCTGGCTTTGCTTCGATTTTAGATATACTAAATGACGGATAATTTAATACTATACCAATATTTTCAGATAGTTTAATCGTTCTATCTGTTAGTTTTGTAACTTTAATGTCGCCCAAGTTAATCGTCACCTGTACGTCTTTGTCGCACTTATCGCACTTAATAGAAGGTGTTATTATTTCACCAACACTTTTTGCTCTAATGTTCAAGAAAATATACTCGAAGTCGAATAACGGTATACTTTCGATATCTACTTCACCAAAAGTACAATTTATTGCTATCTGTTTAATAGCATTATAAA